ATATTTTAAGAAAAATATTCTTTTTGACTCGTATCATTTGGATCACCAACAGAACTATATATTCCCATGAATGCTAATATGATTATTGCTACGAATGAACCAGCAACATAAATATTATTTAAAAATAATCCAGAATTGTTTAATATTGCTAATGATATAATTAACATAACAAATGATACTTTATATTTCATAAAAATAGACAATAAATTTAAAAATCCATAAGATTTCTTTTCATTATTTTTAGAAGGTTCATCGGTTGTTAAATGATATTTATAACCAAGGAATCCAAACAATGCATATGGAATAGAAAATGAAGTTGAAATTAATGAAGTAAATAATGAAAACATTACTATCACAAATAAATAAAATGGAAATAAAAAGAAATTTAAAAATGGATGAATTTTCGACCAAAAATAGCTGTCTTTATCATCTTGAAATATGATGGATTTAATTAATTTATATATTTGAAAAAAGAAAAATCCCCAGAAATGAAATATTGAATAAAAAGTAAAAATAAAAAAATAAATAAATGGTGAAAAAAACATTAACAATGATTCATTGAATCCATAAAGTAAATTATATATAGTTGTTATAACTGAATTATTAATTGAAAAAAAATCGTTAATAAATTCATATAAAAATGCAGATGGTGAATTTTCATTCGATGGTTTTAAATAATTCAATAGTTGTTCGACATATGTTGGCCCATCTTTAAAAAATTCCAATTCTTGGGCAGTATGTTTTCCAATATGAATATATGGTGTTTCAGTTGATATTGAAATTTCTCTTATATAGTTGGCATTAACTAAATTGATTGGTTGTGGATTTGAGAAATCTGTTAGAATTATATTTGATCGGGATACTTTAGTTGAATAAAGAAGACATGTTCCTAAAATCCAAATAAATATAATGATGTAACTAATTGAAACAGTTACCCCAGATACGAATGATGTCCAATCATTTGTAGAATCATCTTTAGATTTTTTTTCTTCAATAACATTTGTTTCAGAAGACATATTATAATAATTATATATTAAATTTTAGAATATTTCTATTTCTAACCTATAATATACATTATTAATGAAAAATGTATTTTTATATTTATTTGGAATACTTTTATTATATTATGTAATTTCAAGAACAACAATAGAAGGTTATCAATCAACATATGATACAACAGCAACTTCAGAATATTCAAAAACAGTCGATTTACCACTAACATTTCCATTCAGTTGTAAAAATTTTTGCGGACCAGGAAATACATGCGCTATAACAGGGGAACAATGTTCAAATGATTATGATTGCAAAGGATGTGAAAATGCGCCAAATCTTAAACCTCCAAAAGTTGAACCACATTATAATGAATTATCCACAAATTTTGAGCAAATGGATTATGTATACGTAGGATCAAAAAATAATGCAACACCGATGAATTCATATACATCTGGAGAAAATGAATGGGTTAAAAATTTTAATCAGGCAATAAAAATGTATAATCGAAGAGAATTATTCAATAATCCATTAAGTGAGTTTGAGAAAAAAATTGTGCCTGTTTATCCTAATACAGTTTCAATGTCGGGACAATATTATGAAACTACACCAACAGGTTATAATTTTAGTCAATGAGTTCATTTTGAAAACCAAGAATATTTAGGAAAATATTTTTTATTTTTTATAATTTTTATAATTTTTATTTTTTATAATTTTTATTTTTTATAATTTTTATTTTTTTTATTTTTTATTTTTTTTATTTTTATTTTTTATAATTTTTATTTTTATTTTTATTTTTATTTTCCAACAATTCAAAATGTTTTTTACTTTTTAAATGTGAAAATTTACTAGATTTTTTTATAGTTGTTCCACATTCACATAATATTGCATTTTCATTATTTTCTACACAAACATTTTTTAAAATTAATTTATTTTTTTGTTTTGATTTAGGTTCATCTACATTGGATTCAATTTGTGGTGGTTTTATAAAGGAAAGTTCTTCATCATTTACATTGTTTTCAATTTGAACATGTTTAATTATTAGTGGTTTCGTAAATGAAAGTTCTTCTTCTTCTTCATCTTTTTTATGTTCATCTTTATTTAATAATTTAGACATTTCTTTTTTTTTATTTAATATTTTTATTGGCAATATTTTTAATTTTAAAGGTTCTTGTTCTTCAGTAATTATTTCTATGCTTGATTTTTCACAAGAATTTTTATTTTTTTGTTTTGTTTTTATTTTTGTATTTTTATTGATTGATGTTGTCAAGTCAGATTTTTTTACTGATTGTTTATTATTTGATTTATTTTTATCTACTGATAATTTGTCAATTTGACTATTTACTGGATAATAATAATTTATAGTTTTTAAAGAATTTTCATAACTGCTGAATTGTTTTTTATTTTTTTTAAAATATTCGGGAAACTTTATCATTTTGGTATTGCATTTATTTGTAGCTTCTATATCACAAATAGCAATATATTTTTGTAAATCCCAATCATTATTTTCATGTAGCATTCGTTCAATTAAATCTCCACTTGATATTGATTCAGATGAATTTGATATATTGTCCATTTTAGTTAAAATATTCTTGACATTAAATGTATTATTAATATAATTTTCTTGAATAAATACTGGCATCATTGAATATTCTAGAAAGAATAAATCGTATTTTTCTTCAATTGTTTTATCCATATTAAATAATTCTTTGCTTACATCAAACATATTGAGTGAAATATTGTCCTTAATTCCAATGCATGTTTTTTCTCCATATTTCATCATTTCGATAGTATTGAGAATATATCTAATATCGCGATTGCAATTTGTAATAATATCATTCAAATCATCTTGTTTTAAAAATATTTTATTTTCTTTTAAAATTGGATATAGAAATGAAGAAATTTCATTATTGTATGGAGAAAACATTTTAAAATTTATAATTTTATCAGATAATGATTTTATTGATGGAATATAATTTGTGTTGCTGATGCAAATAATTGGAACATGAATATTATTAATTTGATTTACAATTTCATCCAAAACTAAATTTGAAATTGTATCTATTTCCTCAATAATAATATAATTTTTTGTGTGAGTTATCGAATTATTTCGATTTAATGATTTTAAAATATTTATGTCAAAATTTTCACTTATATTGTCAACATAATATGGTTGAATATTTAATTCATCGCATATTAATTTAACACATAAAGATTTTCCAATTCCTGTTGGACCATGAATTAAACATAATTTTGTAGTTGGCAATTGTATCCAACTTGAAATCTCCATTAATATTTTTTTATTTCCAACAATTTTATTGGATAAAGTCGGCTGATATTTTTCAACAAATAAAGACATATTGTGTTATTTTATATTAAAAATAAAATAATATAAAATAAAATCAATTTTTATAAGGAACACGATTTTTATAAGAAACACGATTTTTATAAGGAACACGATTTTATAAGGAACCCGATTTTTATAAGGAACCCGATTTTTATAAGGAACACGATTTTTATAAGGAAATCTAGAAACTCTCACTTTATGTTGCATATACCATACCAACATTTCCGCCAGCAAAATATATAACATTTATTCTTTCTTCAAATAAATATAAATCAAAATTATAATCATATATTCTCCATGTTGGTTTATTTATTCCAATTATATTTCCTGTTTCAGGGTCACATATTGTTAAACTTTGTGCCAATGGGTCTAATGGTGGAATAATTGTTGTAAATTCTAATTCTATTTGTGAAAATCTACTCATATTTATTGCCCCCGATGGTTGTAGAATTGAATTATTCGTTTCTAAACAAAAATTATAACAATATAATCCTGCAGGGGCATATCCAGTAGTTCTAACATATTTTTCAATGAAATTATAGACTCCCGCCGGTTGAATATTTTCTCTATAAGCTCCATCGAATAATATTCCCATTGCGAGTAATATCATTTTATCATTTTGTGGATTATACATCTGATTTATGAAAAATCCAGTTAAATTTCCATCAGGATTTACGCCAGGTCCTAGATATGTAGGAACTAATATTCCTCCCAAACCGTCACGATATACTAAAAAATTTCCAGATGTTGGTGCCATTATTACATTGACGGGTAAATAATTGTAAGGCCAATTAGTGTAATTAGACCATTCATTTCTTAAATTAGCATCACTTCTTTGGAAATAAAATAGCCAATCGGCAATTAATCCAATTGAGTCCAATTCAACTTTATTTGGTCCGGTGACATTGTGAAAAATATTTTCTTTAACTTGTTTTATTAAATATTTTTGTTCTGATGTAGCAAATAATTTTTCTTCGTCATTAGATAAAAAACAATAAGTACAATTTAAATGTATATCTGTATTCCATAATTCACGTTTATCAACATATGAATTAATTCCGACTTCTATATTAGGTGGTGGTTGTAAAAATCTATAAAATTGCATGTACCATTGATTAAAATTTGGAGCAATATAAGGGTAATTATTAGTTTCATCCATCACATCGCGTATAACAAATAATTCATTAATTGGTCGACAAGTAATATTTATATGTAATTCATTGTATTGCAATGATATCAATGGAAAAGCCATTTGCGATTTTAATCCAAACCAATTATTTAAAGGAATATATAAAATTCTTCCTCTTATAGAAGGTTCAGAACCAATTGAATCATCCATGTAATAAGAATTTGGATAAGCATTAACTCGTCCATCTGAATTTGCAGGGTTAATTATTTCAGGAGTATGTCCTATCATAGAATCGAATAATAATCTTTTTGTTCCAGCGAAATCGCGTTGTACAGATGCTAATAAATAATCTCCCGAATATTCTTGTAAAGTATAATTTCCACATGTTATGCTAATTTTTTTAATTAATTTTGCTCCAATATATTCAATCCATTTAAATTCATAAGGCGCCCATTTTTCCGAATTTCCAAGATTTTGAGATATGGTGATATCTGTTATTGGTTGTGGTGGTAATATTGGACTCCAAATGTTAGGTAAATTCACTGATAAATAACAATCCATCAATAAATCAGCATATCTTGGCATTTTAAATGTAAAATTAGATTCTTCGGTGAGTCTCAACGATTTTGCACCTTCAAAATCTACTCGGAATTTTTGTAATCCAAAATTAGTATATTTACGATAAGTTGATTTAAAAAAAGATTTACTTGGATTGCCATTTAATAATATATTTTGTTGTCCGGTAGAAACTAAATTTAAAAGACCTCCAGGCATTATATTTATT